CCGCCAATATCAGTTTGACCTGTTAATACAGAAGAGGCAAGACTACCTGCCTGTACTCCACTAGCAGGAACATCAATAGTGCCTACACTNTTTGCTTGNTGAACAACATAAATATTGTTTGTGCCGCTAGGGGGTGCACCAGTAAATGATAGTGTTGTACCAGATAAAGTGTATGCTGAGTTAGGGTCTTGTCTTACATTACCAACAAATACTTCAATGTCTAGTACATTACCCGGTGCCACATCTAATGTAAAATCAGTTGTACTACCATCACCACTAAACCTCTTGCCTACAAGAGATTGAAAAGTATTTCTGGTATCTAAAGGTGTACCTATAAAAGCCATCTTACGTTATCTCCATAATTGATACCGCTATGTCTGAGGAACCAGAAGCTGTTAAAGAAAGGGCATCCCCTGCTTCCATAACGACTTTGTTTCCAGACATTAGTTCAAGTGTGCCGCCTACGGGCACTGGTGCATTAGTTACTAATTCAACTGTTTGATTGTTTTCATTGTTAGCACCTGCTCTACTACTTGTGGTAGAAGCGATACTAATAGTTGCAGTAACTTGACTAGTTGTTGTATTACCTACCATTACGCCTAGAACAACAGTTGTTGCACCACTTGCTACAGTATAAATAACATCAGCACTAGTTACGTTTGCCTTTGTCACTAATTTAAAAGTATTAGCCATTTATCCTCCTATTATCCTAAAGCTATTGCTAATGCTGTCGGGTCTTCTTGTGAGAATCCTGCACTAGATAAATATGTTTTAAGTCTTGTTAATGTAGCTTTTCTATTAGTGCCACCTGCACCATCGTCTACAATTATTAAATCTGCGTCTGCTAATGCAGCACCAATATCTGTGCCGCCATCTATGTCTAAACCTGTTAAAGGGAATGTACCTGCTTGTTGTACATAAGTTAAAATTCTTGATGCAGCAGTTTTTCTTTCTGTTCCGCCACCGCCATCATCTACAATGAAAAGGTCAGCATCAGCTAAGTCTGCACCTATGTCTGTTGCTCCATCTATTTCTAAAGCACCTATGTCTACTTTACCTGCTGTAGATATTGTAGATAATTTACTATCTGCAATAGAACCTGCAAGCATTGCATTTGTTACAGTTCCAGAATCTCCAGTTCCTACTAAGTTACCAGAAGCTGTAGGTAAAACTAAAACTGCACTACTTCCTGCTGAGTGAGGTGCTGCTTGTAATGTTTGTGCGTGAGCATTAGATGACTCACAATAAAATTTTACTTTTGCAACATTACCTGTTCCTGTTCTAATATCTATTAATCCGTCAGTTACAGAGACACCACCAGAACTTCCGTTACCATCCATGATAACTGCACCAGTTCCATTAGGTAGTAAATCAATGTTTGCATTTGATGTAGTAACTATGTCGTTACCATTCATATCAAGATTGCCACCTAGTTGTGGACTAGAGTCACCAGATAAATCTGTTAAACCACCAACACTACTAAAAATACTTGCAATAGAAACTTTTTTTAATGCAGTTGCACTATTGTCTCTTAATAATAGTTGGTCATTAGATGTATCAATACCAGATGATATTGCAGTTTGAGATGAAATAAGTTTTTCACTTACTGCACCTTCTTGTAAAATACTGTGAACTTCATCACTGCCGTCAACATAAACAATATCTTTTTGACCAGTTAATAAAGTAACTGTTTCTGCTCCAGTTCCAGATGTACATACAACTGAATCATCTGAGCCATTAATTATATAGTATGTTTTTTGTTTGTTAGGAAAAGTAACAGTTCTTGATGCACCCGGAGAACCTGTAAATTTAATTACAGCATGTCTACCATTATTGTCTGCTGTTCCGTCAGCAAAAGCTAAAGTTACATTGCCAGATGCTACACTAACTTCTACATATCCACCTATTGCATCATCAAGTAAATCTATTAGTTGTTCGTTGAGTACATCACCCCAAGTTCCAATATTTTCACCATCTGCCTGTTTTACAAATCCTAATTGTGTATAAGCATTAGCCATTTAATTTGCCACTCCTGTTGTCCATGTTTCATCTCCTCCAGATGTTGTATCTATAAGAGACCATAATTTAATTGTCCCTGTTGCTCCCGTTCCAGTTATTCCAGAAACTGTATTAACAGTTGCTGTTCCCGTAATATTTGCAGATAAATCTGCTAAATTTATTCTTAAGTTGTCATATCCAACTTGATTTATTAATGCACCACCAGACGCTATTTCGCTTCCTAATGCAAGTGTTGCTGCAATTCCAGTTTCAGATAGAACAATACCATCATTCCATCCATCATCGCCATACGCACCTGCGTTCCATCCACCAGTGCCCGTTGCCATTAACTAATCCTAATTAACGCTGTGTTGTGTGCTGCTGTTGGAAACTGTATTTGAAAAGTTCCATTTGATGATGAAAAATCAGAACCAAAATCTAATACTGCTATTGCTGCATTTGATTTAGTGTTATTATAAATTAACGCTCCTCTTGCAGTTATCGTAGCAGAAGTAAAACTTGGGTCTGCTGCATCAAAAAAAGCAACTCCGTTTGTTGTATCTAATGTTACCGATTGACTTGACAGTGTAGTTCCTCCTGCTGTGTAACCAGTTCCAGAAACCTCATTGGAAGTAGTATATGCAGTTGTTGTTGCATTTAAAGTAGCACTTGAAGTGTACAAAGCTATTTTAATAGTGTCACCACTAGTTCCTAAGTTTTGTGCCCCATCCAGACAATCTTGTTTAAATACATTAGTTAAAGTTTGTGTTATTGACATTTGTATCTCCTATGTACTCATTTGTTTTAAATAATTTTCACCCATAACATTTGCGGGTGCTGTAAAGTCATCTCTTCTTCTTCTTCTAGCTTGATTGTTTACAGCTTCAACTGACTCTTTATATCTTTGTGCATAGATAGCATAATCTTCTCTACTTTTTGTAAAGGTAGATGCTTCCATGAGACAAGCATACAAAAGTAAATCTTGTGCGTTTTGTGTCAACCAATTAGTAGTATTACTACTAGATAACTCTGCTATTCTTCTTGAATATGTCATTTCAATATTTAAAGCTGCACTTGGTGTAGGTGCAACTAGAATTCCTGTGTCTGTATAATTTGCCCAATATTTAGGTGTTCCTGTGCTCGATGAATTAGGCCAATAATCATAAATATATTCATCAGTTCTTTTTTCTAAAAATACTCTTTTTGAATCAGAATCTATTAGTAAAAAATGAAAAATAATTTTTGCATCTACAGGTTTACTAACAAATCTATCTCCAACATTAAAAGATGAATTTGCTGATTCATGAAATGCATATGGGTCAACATCTCTTGCTATTCTTTGCTCTGCTAAAGAAATAAAACCAGATGTTTCATTAGAAAATTCTGTTCCATCATTTTCCATCCAATCTTTTAAATCTTGTGTCAGAGAACTAAATGTCATTGTTGCCATAATTAACCTACATCATCTATTAGTGCTGCCACTATTACATTTGCACTAGCATCACCTGCATCGCCAATATCTGAACTTATTGCATGTATATCTGCCACTGTTGTGTTTGGTAATCTACAAAACCAAGATTGGCTTGGCCCTACAAAAATACCATCTGCTAAATTAAAAGCTGCTGTTCCTGCATCAATTGATATAACTATACCATCAGCAGTGCTCGTATTTTTTACAAACAAAAACTTTACTTTATCTGTTGTAGCAACTGCTGTCGGTGCTGTATCTTGGTCTACTGCTGTGTAATCAATAAAGTTACCTGCAATTAAGTCTGCACTTGTAGTTGTTACACTTGTTAGTTTGTAATACCATTTATCATTAGCATCATCTGGTGTTACAACCATAGAACCACTAATAACTTTTGCTATTTCATCTGGTAACAATGTTGCTTTTAAAGTTATTGTTGCGTCATCAGCCATTACTTCTTACCTTCTTTTTTTAATCTTTCTTCTCGCTCTTCGTATTTTTTAATTTCTTCTGGGGATGGCGTTCTAATATATCCTTTAGTAGGATTTTTTACGATTGCCATTTTAATTGGTTTTGCTACTGCGTCTGCCATGTTATCCTTTTATTAAATTAAACTTTAATCCCTTTACAGGAACAACAACATTCTTAACTTTTTTCGATGTTAAAATGTTTCCAGAGGTGTCCTGTGTATCTATACGGCCCGACATGGGTAAGTGTTGACCCAATGTCTGCGTAGATTTTTCCTCCAAGTTTTTGCCATCTTCTTGAGAAGGCGTAGTCTTCTGATAAGTATCTTCCGTCATCGTCTTTCATTGTATCAAAAAACAAGTATGTGTTTTCTGAATTAAATTCTTTCCCGTTTAATATTTGGTCTGAAACATATTTTAAATCTTCATATGCTTCTTTCATCTTAATTAAACACTCTCTTTTAATTAACATGAAACCTGTTGCAGCGTCTAATACCTCTGCAAAACCTTTATCTATTTTTATTTCACCCTTGTCTGCAAAATTTAATACATAAGGATGACATAAGTTTTGATAATCTTTTTCATTCTTAATTAAATCTGGCATCATTTTCCAACTAATTAATTTCATTGGATAAGGAGCACAGATAACATCCTTGTCATACTCAAAGTATCTTTTAAGATTATCTGGACTAAATCCTATATCAGCATCTATAAATAATAAATGTGTAAACTTTTCATTATCTAAAAAATTAGCAACTAAAGTATTTCTAGCTCTTGTTATTAAAGACTCTTGACCAAGAGTTTGTACGTTTAAACCTATTTTATTTTCTAAACAAAAATTTTGTAATTGTAATATGCCATGAAGATAATCTTCTGTGAGCATTCCTCCATAACAAGGTGTTCCTACAAATAATTCTATCTTAGCTGACACTTACAGATTCACTACCTAAACTTGCGGTCAAAGTCAAGGATGACACTAATAAAGTAGCATTATCTGATTTAAAAGTTGATGTTATTTTTCTGTCGTTAGCAGTAACACCTAATGATTGTAACAATACATTAACTGAACCATTTTCTAATTGTTCAGAAGGATTTAATTTTTTTGGTGTTCTTGCGTCTTGTAAAGCCTGTGCATCTGGTTTGTGTTTTCTAGGTTCAAGTTGTGGGTGTTTAGCCTCAAACTCAGACCTATGTACAAAAGAACCATTCCATTCTTTTACCATTTCTTTGTAAGGAAACTCCATACCGCTCCTATCTGATATGGCTTTCGCATATTTACCGGTAGCAAAAGGCATTAAATATTATACCTTAAATCTGGTTTAATAATCATATCTACCTTTTCTCTGTTGTCTTCCATAGCTCTTTTTATTTCTTCTTCATACAACAGTTTAAGTTCTTGTCTTCTTTGTATTTCTATTTGTGGTCTACGCAAAGCTAAATAATATGCAAGTCCACTTACAGCACATGGTAAGAATCTATCTGGCATATCAACTGTTTCTGTTGAAGCCGTAATATCTTGTATTCTTCTTCTTTCGTTAAATTTAAAAACGTCAGCACTATCCGGTGTTGGATAGAGAAATACTTTTGGTGTAACTTGTTTATCTAAAAAATACTGTGAAGGTCTACCAGTGTCTGCCTTGTTAGGTATTTTTAAGTAATCGTCTCTGCTTATTCTTTCTAATTCAAAATCTGTTATTGAAGAATCTGAATTAGTTTTTTGTATAACTGCCTCTGTTATATCAACTGTGTGACTGTTAAGTGTGTAACTAGCTGTGTTAGCTGTTAAAGTTTGAGTTGACTCAGTTACTGTCCACAATTGTATATTTCTATTACTCCACTCTTGTAGTAATAAATTTAAAGACCTTCTACCTACACTGGCTTCTTTACCTGTTTGAGGTTCTCCGCCAATACGAGCATAAGCGTCTTCTATAATTTCATCTACAGCAAGTGTAAAAGTTCTAGTTCCAGAGGTAGCCATACTAATATGTTTTTGATAATTTTAAAATAATTGTGTAGTGGTCTCCATCAGTGTGACCTGTTGTTGTTAATAATAAATCACCATTAACACCAGAACCTGCATTATTAGTTATGCCACCAAAATCTCTAAAATCCATATAACCTTGTGATGTATGTGCTCCATTAGCACCTAATACTTTACAAATAACATTTGACGATGCATTCCAAAGTAAATCTATACGCATACCAAATATATCATAGTATATTTCTTCTACATTTACTCTTGAGCAAGCATCTCCATGTGTGTTTGCCGCTAACGCTGATACGTCAACTTTAGCAACTGCACTTTCACCGGAGCCGTCAGATATATTTGTAAGTTTTACAAGTATATTTTTTGCACCAACATTATCACCTATAATTTGCGAAGTTACTGCATCAGCCATTCTTACCTCCTATAATAATTAATTTAATCTCGCTCCTAAAAATTAATAGGAGCGAAGATATTGTTTTACAAATATTCATTAGTATACTGAGTATTCAATCTCAAGTGTACCACGAAAAGCTGTTAAAGCTGTGTCACAAGTTGAACCTGCACCTAAGTATAAGTTCTTACTTGCTATTGCCGCAGTGATATTTGGAGCGAATACATGGAAAGTTCCCGCAGTTGCATCTAAATCAATGTCAACTTCTGTTACTGAATCAGTAGCAGATATTCTTGGGTTGAATGATGCCACGCCTGCACCTACTATTTCTGTTCCAGAAGATATTCCTGCGTTTGTAGCTGTTCCAGATGTTGCACTTAATTGTAAGTTAGCTAAAGAGTTAGCATCACTTGCAGCAGCAGTTGTAACACCAATTACTACTTTGTGAATGAAAAACTTACTTGCTGTTACTAAAGCATCTGGGTGGTCTGTATTTAATTCACCTAATTCTACTAAAACATCATTGTCAGCATAAGTTGTTGATGCTGCATTTGTGCTAGATAAATCAATTGCAAATGTTTGAATTTTTCTAGTTCCTAATGAAACTAGTTGTCCAGTTGAGTTAATGTTAACTCCTGTTTCTGTAATAGCACCAGAAGTGCTATCTTTATTTATTACTTTAAATCCGGCTTCTGAACGAACCGGGCCATTAAAAGTTGTATTAGCCATTTTAAACCTCGTAGTTAAATTATATCATCTCTTCTACTTCGTCTGCTAGGGCAGTTGATATAATTATTATCCCTAGAAATAAAAAAAAAGGAGGGGAAAAATCCCCTCCTAATCCGTAATTTATGCTCCCGGTGAACCGAAGATACATCTCCAGTCTGAGAATCCAAAAGAATATCTTTCAGATGCTTTGAAACGCATATTTCCTGTTTCAAAATCTGGCTCCATAGATGTTTTCAAAGGTCTTCTTTGGAACATCTTAAGTCCAGTGTTACTCATGTCAGTTAAGATAAAGAATGCATCTGTATCAGTTAAGTAGTGATTTACTACATAACTTTCTGGAAGCATACCCATTGTTCTTAACGCATTTGTGTCGTTATCAGCAGTACCAACTCTTAGGTCACTCTTCAAAATTCTTTGAGCAGTGAACGCAAGTTCTTTAGGTATTACTAGCTTTCTAGCTTGTACCGCTACTGGGATATTTCTGTCATCTGCAAAACCGCCAATTGAAATAATTGCGTTTTCTAAAGATGATTCAGAAAGGTCAGCAGCCGTAGTTGGCTCGTTAGCTTGGTCACCTGCCGCAACAGTTGGGTGGTCAGTGGTAATTAAAGGTTTACCATCACCGCCCGGAAAGCTAGTGCTAAATGCATTGTTTAATACATTCGCTGCTTTCACCTGTTTTGTGTAAGCCATTGAACGAGCTAGAGCAGCAGTATATCTTTTTGATAAAGTATCATAAAGATTATCTTCAACCGCTTCTTCAGTGATTGCAAAAGCAAGTGCAACTGTTTCATGCACATATCTTGCAGTCCATTGTTCTGAAGCAGTATCAAATTCTACTGATGCACCCTCTGACTTAGTTGGTGCAGCACCAAA